TATATCTATAATATATTCTAAAGTAATGTTTTTTTCAGATTCTCTTCCTCTTTTAATACATCTTTCATAACATTGTTCAGGATCACTTCTTAAATAAATATATCCAGATGGTTCCCATAAAATATCTGTTTTTTTATAAAGAGACTGTAGTGTATCATATTCATCACTAGTAATAGATTTTTCATTTTTTGCATTTTCAACAAAAACACTCTTGATAAAATAAGGACTGCGTTCCATTAACATTAATATATTATTTGATTTTTCCTGTACCCAGCATCTATCTAACCATACTTTTATTTGAAAATTATAAGAACTTGATTTATTATCATTATCATATAATTTTTTTAAATGTAGTTCCCAATTTTCAACTGGTTCTAAATCTATCGCAATTTTATTATTTTTATGAATATAATTTAATAATGTGCTTTTACCGGAACCAATATTTCCATCAATTGTTATAATTGTCATTTTACTATTAATAATACTCACTACATAATCTATCATTTTTTCATAATATTAGTTTTTTTTAAAATTGTATTTAATTTAGCAAATGTTAAAACACCTTTTGTTTTTTTAACAATATATACAAATAATTGGTTTATATATATAAAGAAATATTTTATTAACATTTCTTTTACTTTTTTATTGCTAACAACTTTATAAAATTTAAAAATATTTGTTACTTTTTTATTTATAATATTATTCATATTTTTACAATTTGTAACAGAATCACAACCACCTAACATAAATCCTCCTAAAAAACCAGTACAGCAATTACCGCCTATAACAGGTCTTATAATTCCTCCTGTTAAATTAGCAAGAGCTATATCATTTGTTTGATTAAATTGAGAATACATAGTTTGTTCATTTGCTGAATAAAAAACAGATGGCATACTATTACCACCTTTCATTGATGGCGAAGAACATTTTTTATTGGCATCTATTATAATTTTTTTATCAATAGAACATCTATTATCAATATATTTGTGTAAAGATAATACAAAATCATCTGTAACGCGTTTATGTCCACTTGATAAAATAATTATAGAAACAATTGATACAATATTAAATATTAATAAATCAGAATAACAACATAAAAGTTTAATTATTTTAACTCTGTCTTCTGATTTTATTTTTAAATTATAATATTTTATTAATTTTAATATACATATCTTAATATCCTTATAATTATTCATACAGTATACCTATAAAATATAATGAAAATAAATATTATCTATAAATAAATAGATACAATATAATGCAATATAATAATTTATATAATGGTCGTGTAAATGCTATAAATAATAATAATAAATTAAAATTTACTAATCAAAAAATTAATGTGAGTGAAAATCCTACAAATATTACATCGCGTAACCAATCGTGTACAAAATTATCAGATTTATATTTTTCTAATGATAATATTAATATTTTACAATATGGAATACGTAATAGAATATTAAATGAATCAAATGGTGAAATTTTTATAGGTCGTCAAAGCGATGATGAATTAAAAATAATTATGAGATCAATATATTATCAATATGGAAAAAATTTAGATAATGATATAATGGGTCAAATAAGAGATTTAAATGAAAAAGTTCTTGATTGGTCTATACCTCGTATAATTTCAAATATGAAACAATATAATAGATATATTCAAGATATTAGTACTATGCCTGTACCATTAGAAAGAGCTCAATTAACAAGCGAAAAAGGAACAAAAAGCATGGAATTAACAAGTTTTATTTAATTTTATATTATAATAATATAAATAGAAGATAAAAATGTCTTGTACAACAGTTGTTTTGACAGAAAAAGAAGCAAAAGATTTTAATGATAAAAAAACTTCAGCTTTTCAAGGAACTATGATTTTATGTGGTGTATATGCTACAGTTGCAATTGTATTATTATTATTAATTAATTTTACTAGTTTTGGAAAAAATATTATATACGATAAATTTATGCCATTTATATTAACATATGTATTTGGAGCAATAATTATTATAATATATTTAGTTATTAGAATTTATAATTTAGAACCTACTAAACAAAGAAAACCTCAGGATAATGATATCATATGTCCGGATTATTGGAAATTAAAAGAATTAACACCTAATGAAATTACAGCAATTAAAAAAAATACTGCTAATACATCTAATTTATCTGATGATGATATAATATATAAATGTGTAATTGATAAAAATATTGTACCATTATCAAATTATAAAAATAATAATGTAAATTATGGATTTACTGATAATTATTTATCAACTGGAAATGATATTAATAATCCTAATTATATATATACAACTTATAATAATGCTGAAACAGATAAAAATAATGATATGAAAACATATGCTCAAGTTTCAGGTATATATAATAAAGATGGTACACCATCAGAACCATTAGACGCTATTTCATTAACAAATAAATTATCAAGTGATAATATTAATATTGAACCTATTTCATATTCTCAAATACCTTTAATATGTAATGAAGTATATCCTCAATATTTAGCAAGACTAGATGAAAATACAGAAGAAGGTAATAAAAATAGATGCGAATATGCTAAAAAATGTAATATACCATGGAATGATATAGGATGTTAATTTAATAAATTATATAAAACATTATTATATATAATATAAAATAACGATAATGAAAAATAGTTATGATGGTGAAGAAGGATATATTGAACTTTTAAAAGATACACTTATATATGGTGAAGAAACTAATGGAAGAAATGGAAAAGTATTATCAAGATTTGGAGTTATGATTACATTTGAAAATATAGATACATTATTTCCTTTATTAACTACTAAAAAAATGTTTACAAAAGGTATTATTCATGAACTTTTATGGTTTATCAGAGGTTCTACAAATGCGAATGAATTAAAAGAAAAGGGAGTTAATATTTGGAACGGAAATACTACTCGTAAATTTTTAGATAGTGTAGGGCTTTATGATTGTCCTGAAGGTGAAATTGGTGCCGGATATGGTCATCAATGGCGTTCTTTTAATGGTGATTATCCTAAAAATAATGAAAATAAAGGTTTTGATCAATTAAAATATGTTATACAAGAACTAATGAACAACAGTAGAAGAGCAGTATTATCTGCTTGGAATCCTTGTCAATTAAATAAAATGGCTCTTCCTCCGTGTCATATTCTATATAATTTTTATAAAGATAAGAATGGATTATCCTGTATGTTAAATATGCGTTCAAATGATGTATTTTTAGGACAACCTTTTAATATTGCTTCAGTTGCTTTATTTACTATGATTATTGCCAAAGTTTTACATTTACCTGCTTATAAAATATGTATATCAATTTCAGATCTTCATATTTATGATGAACATATTGATGCCGTTAAAACACAAATAGAACGTATACCATATAAATTACCTAAAATGACAATAAATTCTAATCCTCCACCATTAGTATCGTCTATTGAAGAAAAAATAAAATGGGTTGAATCTTTAAATTATGAAGATTTTAAATTAACAGATTATTTTAGTCACAATGCTATTAAAGCACCAATGAAATAAAACTTTACAAAGGTTTAACAGGAGTCCATTTATTGAATTTTTCATTATATACGCATTTATATTTAGCTACTGTTACTACATTACAATTTTTAAAAGTATTTCTCATCATTTTACTAATACTAATTGTAGGAATTAATGCTATTCCAATACTTATAGAATTGCCAATATTTTCATTATCATATAATTTATAAATATCAGGTTCTGATGTTTTCATAACCCATAAAATTCTTTCTTTTTCATCATTTAATATTTCCGTAATATTATTTTGAGTTTCTTCTGGTACATCAGGTATTTTAGGTATATCTGATACAATAGATGTATTGGTTTCATCTAATGTTTTAAATGTTGTATCGTCTTTAATTTGTCTCACAACATTAATAATAGTACTTTCATCAAAATTATATAATTTTGGTTTATGTTTTAAATTATATGACCATATATATATACCACGACAAGTATAATTTAATTTTTTAGATAATTCAATTAATTCATTAATACTTTCTTTATATAAATAATAATAATTTTTAACTTTAAAATCACATACATCCATTGTACTGTCTGGTGTATAGCAATTTTCAATTAAATCATATAATAATTTTAATCTATCTGGTAAAATACTATTTTCTAAATAATTACCTTTATAAACTATAATATCGTTAATAAGAAATGTCCATTTACCATCGTTTTTTTTTACCATTTCACCATCAAATAATGTGTTTTTAAATAACTCTTCTTTAAATAATCCTCGTCCGAGGATAATACGGGGTTTTTGATAATTTGGATGAACTTTCTTATCTATATAATATACAATAGGAATATCATTATATGTTGTCATAAATATATAATATGGATTGCCATTTGAACGAAGATTACAAAGATGTTTTTGATTTTTTATATTTTTAATATTATTTTCATCAAGTTTATAATAATGTTTTTGAATAATTTTAATATTATAAGCAGAAAGTTGATTTAAAATAACATCTTTAATATCATTAGATTTAATATTGAAGGCTACTCTATCTACAAATGATATAATACCTGTGTACATAAATAAAAATAATTATATATTATTATATAATATTTAATCAATTTTTATATATATTCTAAAAATGACGCATATGATTTTGTAAACTATAAACAAATAATGGCTACAATTATCAACAAAGTAAAGGAAGTAAATTCCTAAATTTTTTGAAACAACATATTCACATCCTGAACCTGCAAAAAGGTATAAGAATATATATTTTCTTTACAAATAGAAATAAGTTCATTTCGTGTATTCTTCGAATAATGCATAATATAAAGTATATATCATTTATTATGTTATATAATTTTTTTATATATAATCAGATAATTTTGTTGATGATTTATTAGTTAAATTACAAACTTTGATATTAACAATTGGCAAATCAGTCTTCTCGGCTTTTATATTACATTTATCAATATTATTGTCATAATCATATATAATATTATGATTAACAAAATGCTTATCTAATTCTTCCGCTGGTTTTTTTAATTCTTTGTATTTAGGTAATAATTCATTAATTAAATCTTCATTAGTATTTGTAGTGTCATCGTATATTTTAAAAGGATTATTTACTATTTTTAAATCATTTTTATTATTGCTTGTTAAAGGATCTTCTTGTTCAATACATCTTACTTTATTTATAGGATTATCAAGAGTTTTTTCATTGCTTTGATCAAGTGTAATATCTCTTATAATTTTATTTTCAATATTAAAAAAATATTTATTAATAAATAATAATACTAGAATAAATATTAAAAATAGTAATATTTGAATAACATTATTTGAAAAATTCATTATCATCTATTATAATATGATATTTTACTCGTCGTCAATAAATGATATTTTAGTAGGTTTAGAAGATTTATCTTGATTTAATTCTTTAATTGGTACCAAAACTCCATTATCATAATATTCAATATTATAACCGTTTTTTTTATAATATGCTATTCTTTTATTGCCTTTATTAAAGAATGAAGAATATTGATCCCAAATATCAATACATAATGGTATATACTTTCTTTCATTTGCTTTTTGTCTTAAAATACGTCCAATAGATTGTTGGATATCACTAATAGGACTTGCAAATATTACTGTATTTAAACTAGGAACATTAAAACCCTCTGATGCTAATTGATATGTGGCAAGAATAATATCTTTAGTAGATGAAATATCTAAATCTTTTTGACTCATTCCACCAACATAATAACCATATGATACTGGTATATTTTCTTTTTTAATATAGTCTTCAAATATTTTTAATTGATTTCTTCTTTCGCTTAAAATTAAAATTTTACGATCTTTATCTTTTTCTAAAATTTCTTTTAAAATATTTATAATATATTCATTTCTATGTTGATAATTAGCTATATTATTAATCATTCCGGCTGAATTAAGAGCACCATTCCATAGTTTTTTAGCAACACCATATTCTCCTTTAGGATCTGTTTCAAAATATTTATGAACTTTTACATTAACTTCTGTAGATTCTTTTGTTTTATAATTATAAACAGATTTTCCAATATAATATTCAAATACTTTTCTCATACCATCTTTGCGATTTAATGTAGCTGATAATCCTAAAATAATAGGATGGTTAAGATTCTTAAAACATTTGCTAAATACTTGTGCACCTGTATGATGAACTTCATCAATTATAACAAAACCTATATCATTGAAAATTTCTGGAGGATATTCGCGCATTGCTAAAGATTGTAATGAAGCAACAATAATATCTTTACCTACAATATCTACTTTTTTCTGTTTAATAATACCAATTTGAGCATCTGGTACAAATTCTTTAACAGTTTCTATAAACTGTTGATTTAAAAAGTCTTTGTGAGAAATAAACATAGTTTTTTTCTTAAAATGACATGATAAATATACACCCATTATTGTTTTTCCAAAACCACAAGGAACGGAAATAATACCACCGCGTTTAAGTGGATCTTCGGCTGCTTTTATAAATTTTTCAATAGGTTCTTTTTGTTGATCTCTTAAAGTACCTTTAAAAATCAAATTAGGACATTCAATACCATTTCCTAATTTATCTAAAGTAGGAATTCCATAATTTTGAAGACCATAATATCTTGGAACATAAATTCTTTTATCATTTTCTTTATAAATAACAAATGTGTTTTTATCTTCATTTAAATCATTTGTATTTAAACCGGAAAATCCTTTATAAGGACTATTTGTAAGATCTTCTTTAATTATAGAAACTTTTTCTTCACCTAAAGATGATTTTAATATACCATATCCGTTTCTAGATAATATAGAAAACATAATTATGATATGTTAATAACATATAATATATATATCATTTTTTTATATCTATATTATAAAGAATATATAACAAAAATGTATATTGATATTTTGCGTTTCTTAGCAATTGTAGTTTTATTATTATTAATTGCTATAGATAATTATCCTTATATTGTAATTATTAAAAATGCTACTTTTCAGTTTATAGTTGCCTTATTTTGTATTACAATATTATTACTAGTAGATAATATAACAGGTTTTATTTTAATATTAGCAACCCTTGTATTATATTTTAAAATATATAATAAATTATTGATTAATAATAAAAAAGATATACCATATACATTATATGAGAATGATCCAAATAATAATATATATGAATCTATATATGAAAAAGTAAATTATACAACAGATAAAAATCTTGTAGATGCTCAAAATAATATAGTTGATTTAGAAAACTATAATAGTGAAATAAAAATAATTGAAAATAAAGAAAAAGAATTATATAGTACTCAGGGTTTAGATGTTGGATCAGTTAAAGGTTATAATAGAGATGAATTAGCTATAGAAAGTAATTTAATTCAATAATAAATTATAATAATTTTTATTTACTGTATATAAATATATAAATACTGTTGATATCATTAGCAAATATTTATTTATATTAAATTTTAGTCGTAAAATTATGAAGAGTATTGATAAAATTATTTTTGTATAATTTATTACATTAGCATTATTTAATGTAATAAAATAAGGCGTAGATAATGAAGCTGAATAAAAAACATGCCATAATATATTAGAAATTATATTTTTTCTTACTAATGTCATTAAGAATGCAGAAAGTTGTATAGGAAACATTATTAAAAATGCAGAATCTAAAAAAACTGCTCCTGTTTCATCGGATTCACTTAATAAAATTGCATTTATTGCTAATATTTGACAAATTGCATAATATTTTTTCATATATTTTTTAGTATTATCTGAAATATTTTCCCAATTAATATCTCTTGTAGTAGTTTTATAATTTATACTATATTTATTTGTTATATTATCAGCAACATAATGATGTGCTATAACAATAATTAATCTAGCTATAATATGTAAATTATAATATTTATTATTATCTGTTATATTAAATATTAACCAATATAACATTGAAATTGCAGAACGTGATGTAAAAATAATATTATGTAATTGTAGCTCTTTCCAAATAATAATTTTTGAATCAAATCGTGTTTTAGGTACATGAAATATAAATGATGATAGTGACAAAAACAAATGACATATTGGTGTAGCCCATGTATATATAGAATTATATTGTAAATACATTGTTCCATACATAATTAGCCAATAAAAACGTATAAAATAATGAGAAAGACATAAAAATCCTAAAATTTTATGTAAATTATAATTGTCATGGTGTGTAAATAATAATTGTGACATTTATATTATAATTATTTATAAATAGTTAATTCTTTATATATTCTAAAAAGAGTACATAATTTATTTATTTTGCAAAATATATTAAATTATTTTAAAAATTTATAAAAATAAAATTATGTACTCTTGTTAAAAATATAATTATAAATTATATTATACTATAATAGATAAAAAATGAAGATGGAAAATTTTATTACTGAAGAAGAAAATACAGAATCTGTAAAATATGTATTTATAATAATGGCATATGTTTTTGCTAGCATATTTTTAACTATTATATTAATATCTGCATATTACGCAAGTGATAAAAATCAATATATGTTAATCGCGGCAATAGCAATATTAGTATTAATATACGGATCAAGTATATTAACAATAACAATAATGAATAAAACAATATATGACAATATTACTTATATGGGATTATTGGGTTCATCTATATTTATCATGTTTTTTATGTTTTTTATAGGTATTTATTTCTTATTCAAGCATTTTAGTACAAAATCTAAAACAGCTATGGTAGTAAACGAGTATGGTGAATTTTAAATATTATACATAATCTAATAAAGATAATATATATAATATAATAAATATTAAAGTTCCTTTAATATATATATCATATTGCTCAATTATTTCAAAAATACTAGATGGTAGTTTTTCATATAACATATATAATAAATTAGAATATGTTATTATCATTACTATAATGGTTATGATAGTTATTTTTTTAGCAATATCAACATTTAAATATTGTTGATATCCTTGTTGGTTATTATATTTTATATTGTACATTTGTTGCTGTGTATGTATATTCTGCATTTGCGACGGAGATTGATACATTTGTTGAGGCGGTGATTGATTTACTTGTGGAGATTTAGATATATTTTCTGGTTTATTATTTACAGCAAGCTCTTCTTGAAATTCATTTAATACATCTTGAACCATAGGATCATTAATATCATTATCTGTTTGTTCAGTATTTTGTTGTGTTTTTAAAGGCAAATTATTAACAGGAGTTGACATTGATCCTGACATTTTTAATATTTATTCTAATGATATATAATATCATTATATAAAAATAAAATACGCATTTTAGTTAAAAATTTTATCAATTATACCTGGTTCATCAATTTTATTATCAGGGTTAGTATTTATGTTATAAGACTTATAGATTTTTTGTGTTGTATCACATTTAACTGTATAAGGTTTATAAGTATAGCAAGTATCTTCTATTTTAAAATTTTTATTTTCAATTTCTTTAATATTTGGAGCATAATATTCTGTACAATTGTCTTTACATACTCTTCTAAAAATTAATGCAAGAGCTAGACCAAATATTCCACTAACAATAGCTTGTCCAGTATTTGTATAAAAAAGCCTTTCAACAGAAGTATTAATAATATTATCTTCTAAGACCTTTTTAACCATTTTTTAAGACTTTCTAATAAATAATAATTATTTATTTTTACAAAAGAGGCTGTGGAATACTATTATTATTACATTTTACTTCATTTACTTTATATTTATAACATATATTATCATCTGTTTGATATATTGTATTATTAGCGTTAAAAGGAGTTGGATATTTAATTAAAAGTTTTTTTTTAGGAGCTGCTATATACACGTATAAAATTCCTATAGCAAAAGCTGTGAAAAATGCAATAAAATTAAACACGAATTTTTTATCTTTTAATTCTTTCATTTGTTCTATACAAAATACTTATTATTTTTTAGGGTTTTTAATACATCTATTTGTTACAGGATTCAAAATTTTACCAGGAGGACATTCCTTAGATTTAATTTCTTTTGCTTCTTTTGGTTCATTTTGTTTAACTTCTATCGGTTTATCTGGTTTAGATATAGTCTTTTTAGTTTTATCTGTTATACATCTATTTGTTACAGGATTCAAAATTTTACCAGGAGGACATTCCTTAGATTTTACCTCCTTTACATTTGAAGATTTTGTAGTTTTAACTGGTAAAACATCTTTGATTTCATCAGATTTTTCTAGTTTTTTTGCCTCTATTTTTACTTCTTCTACTGGTTTAATTTCTTTAACTACTATTTTTTTAGTTTTATCTGTTATACATCTATTTGTTACAGGATTCAAAATTTTACCAGGAGGACACTCTTTTGATTTTACTTTCTTTATATTTGAAGATTTTGTAGTTTTAACTGGTAAAACATCTTTTATTTTATCTTTTTCAATTACTAAAGTGACTTTTTTGTCAGCATTTAAATCTATATTTTGATATGAATATATATCTTCTACTTCTTCTAATTCTGGTCTTTTAAAATTTAATATATCTAATAATTTAGCACGTGAATTTATATCTTGTTTCCATTTATTTACTAATTCATTACGCTCTTTTAAATATATATCATATTTCATTTGATTTTCATTTCTAGGATTTTCATATTTAGTTTTATAAAGTTCTTTTTTATACATATTAATAGTAGCTGATTCCTCAAGTGATATTTTATGTTTTTGAATTAAATCCATTATATTTTTAACAGGAGTTTTATCATTATATTCAATATGTGATAATAATGCTTCTCCAATATTTCTTATACTTACCATTTAATATATAATTATATTTATTTTATCTACCTAATACTGATTCTTCTTCAAACATATTTTTATAGAATATACTAAGACTTTCTTGATCAGATAATTGAGATTCATATATTTCTCTTGGTACATATTTCACTTCAACCTTATTTTTTTTACATAGTTTTTTATAACTATAATAGCCCTGTATTATTAATATTGAACCTATAAATAATAAAAAAAGTGCGACTGCTTTCATTTTTCTTTTTACTATATTATTATAAAATAAAGTGTAAAAAAATAATTAATAAAATTAATGAACTCATTCATCGGTAATATCATCTGATTTATTTTCAGATTGAACTTTTTCTGCTTCTTTTGCTGCTGTCCAAGTGTCTACTTGTTCAAGACCTTCTTTAATATCGCTTAAATCTGTTGTTTCTTTTTTTGTTTTAGAAGCTGCACTTTCAATAGTAGCTTTCTTTCTTTCGTCAAAGATTACATCTTTTTCTTCCATATTTTGTTTATATTGTTTCATAAGAGTATTTAGTTGCGTCTCTGAATATTCTTGATTTTCTAAAGCATCTGGGTTAGGAGACCATGGACACCAGCATCCTACTTGAGCAATATAGATATTGAATTTATCGTCAAAACGTTTTAAGAATTCACTGCGATTTCTTGCTTCTTCAATTGTATCAAAAACACCACGGACTTTAATTCCACGCATAGTTGTAACAAAGTTATTATCACGATGATATGTGTTTTCAAGCTCAGTATATTTAGAAGATTTAAAGAAATTATATTGATCATTTAATTCTTTGGGATCAAAAATATATGCATGATTTGTTTTAATAGTATCAATTAAATCAGATGAATCTGAATATTTTGATTTAATACCATCTAATAAAGATTTCATATCTTTACCAAAATTATCAAGAAACTGTGTAAAAAAATATGCTTCTTTACTGACTAGAACATCTTCTGGACTAATAAAAGAAAGGAGGGCATAATTTTGCCCTTTAATCGCTTTATCTTCTTCTAAATAATCTACTTCTTTTGTGCTAACTAAATCTTTATCGCTCATTTATATAAATGTAATATTATAATCTTATATACTTTTACATTTTAAAATAAATTCTTATAATAAAAGTATAAGAAGAAAAAAAATGGAATATTCATTTGATATGTGGGAGGCATTAATACGTATTGTGAAATATGCATTTGAAGGTTTAATAGTTGCTTTTGTAGCTATTATATTGCCCAAATCACCTCTTCAATTTAGTGAAGTATGGATGCTAGGTTTAACAGCAGCATGTGTTTTCTCAATTTTAGATTTATTAGCACCTTCAATTTCTGCTGGAGCAAGACAAGGTGTTGGTCTTGGTGCTGGTTTCCGTTTAGTAGGATTCCCTGGTTAAATTTAAACCAATAAGAATTAAAAAATTATAAAGATGGTATAATATCATAATTTAATTCTTCGCATATTTTTTTCCATATTTGGTCTTGAACATATAATTTTTCTCTGCTTTTTAAAAGTGGAAAATATTTTAAATATTCGTCTAAACCAAGTATTTGAAAGAATTTATATAATACATAACTATATGATAAGAAATTTTTCCTATCTTTCGGACAATGTTTTAAAAACGGTACTTGAATATTTCTAAACATATTACATAATTTATCCTCTAATTCTGGTGAGAATTGAGGTGTCGGAATTCCATTAATTCTATTTATAATGTAATTTATATGTTCATAGTATTTATTTATTCTCAATCTTTTTAAGATCTCTCTCATTTTACTATATGTTATTGTTTTAGTATCTAAAATTTTTTCTTTTTTAATTTCATTTAAAATTTTTTCAAATATCTCATCTGGAATATCAGTGCTTTCTTTTCCCTGAACTTGATTACACCATTCTCTAAAATGATTTATTCTTTTATAACTAAAATGTGATGTATCTTTTGTATTTTGTTTTAATATTGGTCTATTTTGTTCTACTAATAATAATTCTTGATAACCACAATTATTACATATCATTATAGCATCATGTTGATAACATGTCATTGATGTATTACAAACTCTACATATTTCTATTTCGTCTTGTTCTATTTTTTTAATATGTTGATTATTTATAATAGAAAGATATTCATCTACTAATTTACTTTTATCGTTATTATTTTGTATAATAGGTTGTTGTATATTATTTGGTAAATTTTTATCTATATTTCTATTTAATGCTTCAAGAACATTATATGTTTTCTGTTTATTTTCAGAATTTGTAGATATCAATTTGGGTATATTATTAGTAGATATATTAGTATTTATAGATTGTCTTTCAATCATTTCATAATATTTAAATAAAATATCGCTTGTATTATTATAATAATCTATTTCATCAAAATTATCTAATTCTTTTAATTTATTATTAATATTAATTATATTTTCTTTAATTTTAATATTACTACTCCATAAAGAATTATATAATTCCTTATTATCTGTATTTTTAATACTTTCTATTTTTTTTAATATATTATCATAATCTTCATTATATTTTTTTAATAAGGATATATTATTATCTTTTTCTGTATTTTTTGATATAAATTTTTTTATCATTTTATTATGCATCGCATCCAATGTTATATTATCTTTTATATCATTATTAATGTTCTTTTTTTTAGAACATTTTTCTTTAAACATTTTTTAGTCATAATCTTGAATATTATATTATTTTTATATACTATTTTTAACAATGTAATATTATCAAACATTTTTTTTCTCCTATTATAGTATAAAGAATATAGCATAAATGGGTGGTGGTCTTCTTCAGTTGGTCGCCTATGGTGCTCAAGATGTTTATTTAACTGGTAACCCTCAAATTACCTTTTTCAAAGTAGTTTATCGTAGACACACTAATTTCGCTATGGAAGCTATTCAACAAACATTTAACGGATTAAGTGCTTATGGAAATACTGTTACATGCCAAATCTCTCGTAATGGCGATTTAATCCATCGTATGTATTTACAGGTTGATGTTCCCGCTACTGCTAATAGTGATAAATATGTTAATTATTTAGGACCTAGATTAATAAATAATGTTATTATTGAAATTGGAGGTCAACAAATTGACAAACATTATTCTGATTGGTTATACATCTGGAATGAATTATCTCTTCCTATGGGAAAACAATATGGATATGATACTATGGTAGGTGCCGACAGTGATCTCACTTCTAAAGGAACTACATTATACATTCCTTTAGAATTCTGGTTTTGCCGCAACATCGGTCTTGCTCTTCCTTTAATTGCTCTTCAATACCATGAAGTTAAAATCAAACTTCAATATGAATCAGCCGCAAATTGTATGGTTTCCGGAACTGCACCTGCTTTAGGTTCTGCTAATCTATGGGTTGATTACATCTTCCTTGACACTGATGAAAGAAGACGTTTTGCACAAGTAAAACACGAGTATCTTATTGAACAATTACAATTCAGTGGAGATGAAAATATTACATCTTCTAGTACTACTCGTGTAAAATTAAATTTTAATCATCCTTGTAAAGAACTCATATGGGTTGCCAAAAAAACAGAACAAGAATATTGGTATAATTATACTAATAGTAACACTTGGAATATGTCCGATCCTGGATTAACTCTTGATGATAGATCTGCATTAACAAGCGGAAACTTTGGTAATTTTGGTGCTTTAACTGCTACTAATCACATGGCTAGTGTTATACCTTCAATGACTGCTTCAAATCCTTTCGGTACTTGTTTATTACAACTTAATGGAAATGATCGTTTTGCTTCAAGAAACGGAAATTATTTCTCATTAGTCCAACCTTATCAACATCATACCTCTATTCCTCTTAACAAAGGTATCAATGTATACAGTTTCGCATTAAAACCCGAGGATCATCAGCCTTCTGGATCATTAAATATGTCCCGTATTGATACAGCAGTGCTTTCTCTTGAAGTTAAAAAACCTTATATTAGACCGGATGGAGCTTCTGCTTACGAAGAAGCTAATTATACTGGTGTTAAAATATTTGCTATTAACTACAATGTCCTTCGTATCTTATCTGGAATGGGTGGTCTTGCTTATTCCAATTAAGTTAATTAATAATCTTAGTTATTTTTTAAATAAAAATATCAAACATTTTTTTTCTCCTATTATAGTATAAAGAATATAGCATAAATGGGTGGTGGTCTTCTTCAGTTGGTCGCCTATGGTGCTCAAGATGTT